GTTCTATCTTCGTCAGTTGTCCTTACAACTAACTTTACTTTCTGCGGTGCCTCATTAGCACTGGTTTGATTCTGGGTTACTGGTAGGGATACAACAAATGTTGCAAGAACCGCAATAACGGGAATCAAAACCAAGGTTTTGAATCGCATTATTCTATCTTAACATAGTTAAGGGTTGAATGTCAACCTATCTTGACTTGCTATATCCAGTTTTCTTTTTATTCATTGATCCAGGAGTATTATATCCACCCCTATTTGGAACGTTTTTAATTCTAATTTCAAGTGCTCTTGCAACTTTATCGTGATGCTTACCCAATTTGTTTTACTTCCTTCCACATATCTTTTGTTTGTTCAATTAATAACATTGCTTCTAACATTGTCATCTCTAATAATTCTTCTTTATCTAAACCTAAATGCTCTGCATATCTTAAAACTTTTTGTATCACTTTAACTCCGATTTAATAAATTCAATAGCATGATCTATGCTTCCACCATTTTCTTTAATCCATTCAAGTTTATTTAAAACACTTCTTAGGGTATTTACTCTTACGAACATGTTTACATTTTGCAGTTCACGCATTTGATCCCTGTAATAATATTCGTTATCAGACATTAAATTAAATCCTCTGTTAGTCGTTCAAACTGTGGTAGGGTCTCAAGATTATCAAATATTCCCATTTGATTGTGTGGCACAGAAAGTTCATCATCTTCATAATCATCCCATACTGCTGTGTACATATCTGCATAAGGAGAAGAAACTTTTGCAAGCCAGCCAGAAATGTCCATAGCTCTATTTGCAAACCATCTAACTACTGGTCCTTTGTCCTCGTCATGGTCTAATTTAAATTCCATTACGCTTCCTCCTATCCCATATATATCTTCTTACATTTACATAACAATTTAATGCTACAAAACTTAAAATTAATAACTCAGCAACTGAGTGTGAGAACTTCATTTTTCCATCACCCACCCGTTATCTGTTCTATTATATACTACTTTGTGAATTGGATAATAGTCTGGATCCTTAAGCATTTCTGAAGTTACATACCAGTCACGATAGTGATCTATAATTTGCTTTGTTTCATCTGGAACATCTCGATATTCTTTTCCCTCAAATGGACCATCTAATGCTTTCATCCATTATCCTTTGGTAGTGCAGTCATTGTTGCATAAAAACATTCTGCAAAGTTTGCTGCTTCTACCGCAAAGTCTTCCATATGCATATCAGTTTCACCTAAACGATTTTTAACATAGGTTCTTAGACCCTTTATGTAAATCTCAGTTAGTTCATCTGTTGACTTAATAAAATAACTTTTTCTTGGCGTTTCCTTAACCATTATACTCTCCATGTTCATATAAAATAACTGGGGTCAATTCACCCATCCAGGCACCAGCACAGTTATAAGAAATATATTCTTCAGCTTCCATTACATCCATTTGATCACGTTCAACAAGTACCTGTATCATCTTATCAAAAGAGTATGTTGCTAGTGTAGGCTGACCACACCGTCTGGAAAAACCAATAAAGGCTTCTTCAAATCCATCCATAAGCATAATCTCTTCATCTGTTTCATAATAGATCAAGCTTTCTAATTCTGTTTTATTCATTTCTGTCCTTCTAACAGTTTAAATATATCTTGACCAACTCTCCATAAAGTCTGGTCTCCTGACACATCATAAGATTTTGCTAAGTTTAAAACCTTAGCAGTAACTTCTTGTATGCCTTGTTTACGGGCTACTGTACATCTATTGCAAGGACAGTAATCAGACTTAGAATCTGGGATATCTGATGTGCTACCTGCTGCCATTACCAGCCACCCAAGCAATCATTTGAGTGGGTGTGCAACCAGAAGTTGCCTTCCATATGTTTTTTAGTTGGAGCATATAACTCAGTTTTACAGGCACCACAAACGTGTGACCATTCTTGTGCAAAGAAATCGTACTGAAATCCTTTATCCATTAAAATCCTTATTAAATATTGTTATAGTAAATATTATCATAACAATAAATTAATGTCAATAGTTTATGGAATCCACATTTTAAATTCACGGGTAATAATTGTCATGTCTGTTTTACCTGCGTGATAAACTTCAAGACCTACTGGCTGTCCTTTATTTGCTTTGAAGAACCATGTTCCACTATGGATATTGTCTAGCTTTAGGTCAAGCATTCTTTGACCTGTAAAGTCTGCTTCCTTAGTTCCAATATTTCTAGTAAAACGGATCTTCATATCAGCTGCTCCACCAAGCTCTAATACATTAATGTAAAAAGCCCAGTTTGCAATGCCTGTGGTTTTTGGAACAATAGAATCTTGTGCTCCAAAATCTAATTGCGTCCATGTCTTAGGACGAATTTTCTGCGGTGCTGGTTTTATTTTTGGATCTCCAGCTTTCCATGATACATATTCACTCATGTGTAACAGTATAGCAGAAGCCCCTGACAAAATCAAGTCAGGGGCTAAAACTATTTAATTAAGATGCAAGAATCTTGGCAGGATCAATGTCCTTACCTGCACTCCATCTAATGTTATCTCTCATTTCAAAGTGTAAGTGAGGACCAGAGGAGTTACCTGTATTACCAGATTCACCAATGTGCTGTCCCTTCTTTACCTTGTCGCCTGGCTTTACTAGAGCCTTAGAAAGGTGTGCATAGATTACCCAGCCACCTTCAACTTTTTGTACCAATTGTGTACCATAGCTATTTCCCCAGGATGCGTTTTCAATTTTACCATCTGCAACTGCAATGATATCTGTTCCAGTTGGAACTGCGAAATCTACTCCTGTGTGGTAGCCCTTGGACCACATCTTTCCAAGCTTCTTGTAAGGTGTTGTAACCTTACCACCCTTAATAGGTAAACCCATTTAGAACCACTCTTTTCATAATAAATTAGGGATTAATTCCCACCTTTATTATATCCTAAAGTGTACCCTCTGGAATAAAGTCAGAAAAATCTGCAGGATAATCTGCACCTGGAGTCCACATCTTGAACTGTCTCATGTTTGAGGTGTAAGAATTACTCCCACCAGAAATTCTAATTTGTACGACTACTGGGGAATTTGTTTCAATTACCCAACAATTTGAAAACACTAAAGTTTTATTTGGCTTTGATACTACATGGTATGTATTAGTGGCTGTTGAATCATTGTTGCCACCCTTAAGCCTAACCAGCCTCAACTTAACATACTTGGGTTTCTTTTTGCCCTTCATTTTTATCGCTGATTGGTAGCAAAATAGTGACCTATTTCCATTACCCTTTAAGTGACTATTACCTTTAAACTTAAGAGTTACCCATCTATCTTTTTTAATAGATTGGTTAAAGTCAGCCTTTTTTCTAACAGATTCTTCTGCATTTGCAGTAACTGATGTTGACAAAATTAGTGCAAAAGCAATAATACATGCAACAATTGTCTTATAAATATTCATTTTTTTCTCCCCTTAAAATGCTATATATCTATCCTAGCATAGTAAGAGTTAAAAGACTGATTATTTAGTTATACATTGTCCCTTCGGAGAGATTCGAACTCCCGACCTGTAGGGTAGAAACCTATTGCTCTATCCACTGAGCTACGAAGGGCTTGCTCCCCAACCTGGACTTGAACCAGGAACATTTAAATTAACAGTTTAACGCTCTGCCAATTGAGCTATTGGGGAATGATATTTAATTATATCGTGGTAGAGATAGGAATCGAACCTACACAGCTAAAGCGATTGATTTACAGTCAATGGGGCTCACCACCTGCCCAACTCTACCTTTGCTATACGGAAGAAGCAGAATGGTCGTTAATAAAATCTCTTTCATCAACAATTTCAAAAGCAAACTTAGTTAAGGCTTCTTCATTTTTTTTAAAGTGATGACCGCAAAAATATAGTTCTCCAGTTACACCTTTAACTAAAACAAAGGCTTGTGCTGCACATCTGTCACAACGATCTGCAATTTGTAGTTGTCGTTCTTTTGATTCTGTCATCATTTCCTAACTCCTAATAATACTTGCGAACCGTCAATAAGTTCTGTTTTTAAAACCTTGTATCCGTTGTCTTCTAGTAGATTATTATACCCTATAACATCCCAAGCCCACAAGTGAAATTCGTAATAATTTTTATCAGTTTCGTGATATGGACTAGATGCAATTAAATATTTTGATGGGAGGTCTCTTACAACACCATGTGGATCTTCAAGATGCTCAAGAACTTCTGTCATAATTGCAATGTCTGCATACTCAATAGTAGAGTCATTATTGAAGTCTGTGTATCTAGCATCTACTTTACGAACCTCAGTTGCATGTTTAATATTATTTGGTGCTAGGTCATATCCCCAGGACTTAATGTTGCTTTCTTTAAGTAGGGATAACATACCACCATCACCGCAACCTAAATCAACAACTGTCTCTGCTCCCATTTCAATTGCATCTAATACAAATTGATGTGCAGCTAATAATCTTTCACGATGCCCTGGTTGCTCTAGGTGGTGTGCTGCATCACGATCTTCGTACCATTCAGCAGTAATGTATTCAGAACTATCTTTAAATAGTTTCCATTCCATAACTACATGTACTTCATAAATCTTGAATCGGAATAATTTGCTGACTTACTCATTGACTTTTTCCAGTCATCTGGTAGCATCTCTGTAAGACCTAGAGCACGAGCCCTACGAATAATGTGTCTCTTTGCTGCTTCATAACTTGCAGCACGACCTACCGACTGAATTGCGTTTGATAGGTCTGCTCTGTCTGCAATTGGGAACGATCCGTCTGGCATTGCCTGACCTCTTGCTGCCATTGCTCTGCGTTGCTTAGGGGAGTAATCTCTTTTTTGCACTGCGTCTGCCTCCGTGGTTACAATTGTATCAGACTTATTTTCTCTTCTGTTCTTAATGCTATTCCACTTAGCTGTTGACCAACTATATCCAGCGTCACCGCCCCAAAGATCCCAGGCAACTCTACCTGGACTTGGGAAACCTTCTTCACCAGAACTAAATCCAGTGGCTTTCTTGTCAACTTCATGACGTGAGAAGAAAGAATACATACGAGCAACGGTAGACTCTGAAAGCTCTACACCATTAACAATTTGATTTGCTCTGGCTAAACCAACTCTGGTTCCACCACGCTTACCTTCTTTTTTCCACTCTAGTGCTCTTCTAGCTGCTGACTTCATTCCGTCTGTTGGTGTCAAGTTAATATCTGCTTTAGACATATTATCCATGTCATCATTCATGTCGTCATCCATTTGACCAGACATATTTACATAACCGTCAGGAATTACTGCTAGTCTGCATTTTCCTTCAGCCTCTACTTCAAAGGCAATAATCTCACAAACATTTCCCCCTGCATATAATGCACAATTAGAGCATTTAACTCCAATTTCTTTTTCATCATTTTCTTCAGCAGATTCATAACCTGCCCAAATTCCAGAACCGTCTTCATCAAACTTTCCGTATTGTTGAGCAATTTCTACCAATGCGTCATGCAAGGCTTTTTCATCAGGTGTTAGCAGGTTTTCTAATTCATTCATAATAATATTATATACTATCTTCTTCAATCATAGCGTTAACTTCAGCCATTAAAAGCCATTCTTCTTTAGTAAGATCATTCTCATAATCTTCAAATTTTCTTGTTTTTTCGTTTTCCTTGATAGTCCAAGTACCATTAGGATTCATTACAACCTCAAGGAGTCCCTTTTGCCAGACATCAAAAACTAGGGCATTAGTCATAGCTAAATGTTCTTCAAAAACTTCAGGGAAATGCTCTCCCATTTTTCTGGTCATTTTATAAACAAATTCTCCATCTGGATCTACTCCAGATATTTCAATATATCCATTTTCAATCATGAAGGAAAACATTTCTGCTTCATCGTATTCTTCTTCATCAAAATCGTCAAACATTATACCTCCACAATACTAGTATACAACTAAATAAAACCAATTCCACTTAAGAAATCTGATATGTCATTTGGCATATCCCTTACACTTTTTTTTGGTTCCTGATAAAAAGTATCTACTTTTTCTTTGTGGCTTGTGTCCCTTGAGTCTCTAAAGGTATGAACTTCAATTTCTCTAGTTCCACGAGAAGTGTTTAGGATTGAGTTGTATATCGCACCACAAACAGCATCTGCTAAATCTTTAGAACCTTTTCTTGGGTGATCAACTTTATCACGAATAATGCGTAATTGCAATAGTTCATCTACAAGCAAATCAATTCTTGGTCCATAGATTCTTTCCTCTGCTACTAGCATTTGCATATCTTCATAATGCTTCTTTGCTACAGACAATGTTTCTGAATTCATACCAAGAGACTTTAACTCATTCATAATATCAAAGGAGTTCCATCTATCGAATGTTACCTTCTTAATTCTAAACCCTCGTGATCGTAACTCAAGAATATAATTCTTTACATCTTTAAACTCTACTGTTTTATCTGCTGTTGGAGTCCACCATCTAACTGCATCTACAACCACAAATGGGTTAATTACTTCATGGTCATTAAAGGTACTAAGAGTTACCCACTTATCAACGTGTGCAAGTGCCACCGCACAGTGGTCATGTTTTTGTGCAAGGTCAACGTGAACATAGTATTCTTTATCTTCTTGTGGCTTAAATGACTCAAAGAATCTTCCCGTTGAATCCACACCATTGGTTCCACTAAAACAGGTTTCAATTTTTTCTCTTGAACGGAAGAAAGCATCAACAGCATCAGGTGGCATACAAGCAAAACGAGACAGGGCATCAATTGAATTCTTGTAGAATGCAATCTTAAAATCATCTATGCTTCTTGTAGGATTAATTTCCCATGTTGGTCTGCGTAATGCAAATACCTTTGGGAACTTGTAAGCATTAATTTTATCTTCTTCCCATTCAACAGTAAATTCATTAGAAGGAACTCCATCATCTATTGTTTCATCAAGCTTAAAGGTATGCTCTTTTATTTCAACAGTTTTATCTGCAATAACAGATTCGTATCTTGTTTGGATATAATCATTTTTATATCTAGGAAAAGAAAGTAAAACTACCTTTCCAAAATCTGGGAAACGAGAGTCAACAGATGCACGATACATTTCATAAATGGCAGAAGCAGTTTTTGCTTGATCGGAACCAGAAGTTGATTCTGTTGCAAAGCCTGAAATCTCATCAAGAATTACACACAGAACGTTGTATCCTTCAAATGATTCTCTTTCAGAGTGACCTGAATGACAAGTAATACCTTTATCAAAAGTAACAGAGCCAGCAGTTGGTGTGTATCTTCCTTGAAACCATGGGGACTTATCTAGTCTTGTTTTAAATCCTTTAAAGAAAACATTCTTTGCCTGTTCAGAGTTAATAGCAATATTAAGAATATCAATAGAGTCACCTGGAGGTTTGCCAAAGTACTTTGCAGGATCTTTTAAACACAGCAATAAATAAACCATATAGGATACAGCAATTGTTGACATATAATCTTTACCAGATCCCTTACCTAGCTGTAAGATAACTTCATTACATGTTTGATTCCATATCTTTGTTCCTACTTGTTCTCCATACAAGTTTATTAAAGTTTGTTTTTTATAAATTTGACTCATTGCTTTAATAGCATCATACTGATACTTGGAAAGAGGTGGTAGACCTAAGAAGTCTTCAGATGTAACAAATTCTTCTAGTTGAACTGGCTTTTCTTCAAACTCTTCGCCACCAAGAAGATCAATAATATCTTCAAACATTAAATTTCCTCTGCTTGACCTGTTACTTTACTAAGCTTTCCAAACACAATTGGCTTACATCTTTCACAGCCTGAAACAACATCACGAATAATTTCAACAAGTACTTGTTGCTTTTCTTCTGTCTCTACAATCTTTTCTGCCATCTCGTTGTTATCAAGCATACCTGCTTTTTGTAACATATCAATTTGCTTTTGCTGAACATCTGCTACTAGCTTTAATGCTGCAGTCTGTTGAGGAAGTTGACCCTGCCTTTTAGCTTCTTCAATAACTTCCCACGCTTCTTTGATAAGCATTGAGTAGTGTTGGTCTGCCCCTGCTAGTGCTTCACGAGCACGAACTTGAACCTGTCTATCGCTACGAATAACCATACGCCATTCATCAAGGTACTCAATAACCTCAGCCCTTTTAAAGCCTGTTGCTTTAGCAATAACTGTAGGGTTTGTATTACCCCTCAAAAACTCTTCTGCAACTCTGTTAATGTTTTCCCAGCGATTAGCTAGTTCAATTTCAGACATTTTTTTTAATCCTTTTCTTCTTAGGTTTAATTATACCCTTAAAGTCGTGCAAATAAAAGGATCTGTATCCTGTATTGCCAATAACATCAATCCATTCCATGCCTGATTCTATATTTTTGACATACTTTTCAAACTTAAATTCCCCACGAACATTCTTTATTTTAACTAATGTTCCTGGCACAATAGTATCTTTTCCATGCTGGTATTCAAACTTGACATCCCAATTAGGATTATACTTTAACTGTACCTTTCTTTTTGACATTAACGATATCCACCAGATGTTGGAGCCCAAACAGAAACGTGTCCAACTGTCCAACTTCTTGTAAGAACATTTCCACATTCTCCACATTGCTGATGATCTCTGTCATCTACCCTAACATTTGACTTTGTAACAGTCTTATCACATTCAATACAGG